AAATATCTACCTTGTTTGTGTAGTATATGGCAAGACTGGTATAATTTTTTGTCTTGACGTGAGGCAACACCAATTCTAGTAAGTGTTTCCCTAACCTTTAGAAAATCATCTGGTTCATTAAGAATAATCTCCAGCATACTTGTTGGGGACCAGTCTACCATTTCAGCCACTTGTTCCATAATTTCCACCTTTTATTTTTATTATTAAGAAATTGTAATCAAACTATTTATAATAATTTTAATTTTAAGACCTACCGCCTTTGTACAACTTCTTTTTAATATATTCAAGGTGTTCTTTATTAATAAGTGGAAGCACTTGTCGTGCCTTTGAGTTGGAATATCCATAATATTCTTTAATCATATCCAGGTCAGAGAGTTTGTCTGCCTTTGCCCATTTGGAGAACCGTTTACGTTTACGCACTATGTTTCTCAAGAAGTCATACTGCATTCTCTTATCCATTTGATGGTGTATGTTCATTTCGTTGGCCATCAAAACAGTATCCTGAAAATATGAAAGAGAACGGTTTACCATATATGGTGCATAACCTTTCTCGGTAATATCATCAATCATAATATTTTTCTTAGTAATATTAATACTATTTACATAATCAAAGGGATTCATAATTGACCTTCTGCTCCGCTATCAACATTAGGCCATTCTATCCTATCTATTCTGTCTTGTAAACCCCCTGATGTAAGATTTTCTGATGGACCTTGCATCACATCTTTACCAGCATAATATAGCTGTGGTACTGTTTTATGACCGTTATCTCTCATAAACTGCTTTGCCCAAATATCATTAGAGATATTGAACACCTCGTATTCATGACCCCATTGCTTTAGATTTTCCATAAGTTTATCACACCAACCGCAACCATTTTGTGTATATAAATGTAATTTCATGATATAGCCTTTACTAAAGTTTGTAGTCTCATAACATCCATAGCAATATCATGTTTAGGATCATGAGCAACAAAATGTTCCTCTAGCCCATCTGGGATAAAACTATTGTTTAGATTGTGACCCCATGCCAAAGCATCAATAGTACTGCGTGTGTCTCGAAATTGATAGAACTTATATGCTTCATCTTTATTATAACCAGTCTGTTCAAAAATATAATCCATAATAATAGGATCAAAATTATTACCACGGGTGTATATTTTACGCAACTGAGCAGGTTTATTTTCTTGCCAAAAATCAAATAGTTTATCAATACCCTGATCATATTGTGAAGGGATCATCTGTCGTTGAGCATCAGGGCCTTGTGTACCCCACCATTTTAGGGTGTCCTGATCAATTTTTCTTCCCCAGTTCTTTACCTGGTCTTCTACATTAAATTTAATAAATTTACTTTTTTCAATGAGAGATTTATATGTATAAGGACCACTTAAAAACCTTTCTGAATCAAATGACAACATTGCCATATTTAACACAGGGCAGTTTACCCTATCGGTTGATAGAGTTTCAAAATCAAATATTACTGAGTTATCTGGCATGTGGTTCCTATTTAAATTGTACGTCACCCATGACCTCGGTCATACAGGCAACTAGATTAAGTTCATGATCAGCAACAAATGCTGCTTTATATTGGTAATCAGCAAGAATAAGAATAAGTTGCGGTACCGTTTGTGGTTGAACATAATCCATCATTTGATCATATACACCACGGATAATAGCAGTTGTATCTAGGTCAAGATGATTTACAACCCAAGACCTCATAGTTTTAAAGTCCTTATTTTTTAATGATGTAAAGAGTTGTTTAAATTGATCATCTGTGCCTGTAGCTTGTGATAGTAGAACCAATTCACCACCAACACAACTACGTTGCAATTCATTTAGAACTCTACGCCAGTCTGGTAGATATTTCATAATAAGGTTTGCAAGATCAGACTTTACATAATCTTTAATACCTTCATGTGACAAAATACCTTCGATGCGTTCCATGAAATCACCACATAGACCTGCCATTTCCTTTTTACCTGTATTAAAATCATATACAGCACACCGTGAATGGAGTGGTTCAATGATACGATTTTTAAAATTACAAGTAAGAATAAACCGACAATTATCAGAGAATTGTTCGATGAATCCACGCAGAGCAGGTTGTGTTGATTGTGGGTTTAGGTAATCAGCCTCATCAAGAATAACAACTTTGTATCCACCATTTAGGCTTACTGTTGATGCAAACTGTTTAATCTTACCACGCAGGGTATCAATATTACCTTCTTCGGATCCGTTGATGATAATATAATCAAGACCTAGTTCATTACACAGTGCACGTGCTGCAGTTGTTTTACCCACACCAGCAGTGCCGGTGAAAAGCATATTCTGCAGATCACCGGACTTAATCATAGACTTGAGAGATTTTTCTACTGCCGCAGGAAGAATAGCCTCAGCAATTGTTTTTGGGCGATATTTTTCTACCCATAAGAATTCAGACATTCACATTTCCATTATATAATTGATTAAAATTTATTCGTCTTCGTCCTGTTGAGCTGCTTCACAGAGTGCAATAATTTGCACTGATTGATCACGTAGCTGACCAATTGTGCTTAGTTCTTCTCCACGGAAGCCACCACGCTGAACAATTGTATCAATAACAGCTACCGTACTACGGCCAACTTTGTTAGCAAGATCACGCATTGCCTCGAGATCATGCTCAAGTTTTGCTGTATTTTTAGTCATTAGATATTCTCCATTATTATCATTATAGGTTTATTATAACACATTCTAAGCTGCTTGTAAACTAAAATCTTTGCACTTAGAAAAATCTTTTTTCTTATAAAATTCAAGTTTGTTATCAAACTTATTTTCTAGGATTTCACCCTTATGTGATATCACAAATACATTTGAGTCATCATCAAGAGAGTAAAGGATCTTCATCAAGTTCTCTACACCATCATGGTCTAAGGAACTATCAAAAGTTTCATCCAGCACCAACAGGTTTGTCGCTACCGAATTTTTCATCTTGGCAATCTGTCTCCAAGTAAACAATAGTGATAGGTCAATACGCTGCTTCTCACCTTCTGAGAATGAGTCGTAGGAAAACTTATCACGGTGTCTGGAACGGATTGTTTCTACAAACCCCTCATCTAATGTAAAGTGCACAAAGAAGTCTAGGATTTGTAGATATTCATTTACGAGTTTATTTATTACTGGTATATACTGCTTCATAATTTTTGTTTTAATGCCAGTATCCTTTAACATTTCACTCATGGCAGTATTATAACTTAGTTCTTCATTAAGTGAAATTTTCTCCTCGGCAAGACCGTTTCGTGTCTCATGCATATCATTCAGTTCTGTATTAGCATTACCTAAATCACCTTCACGTGCAGTGAGTCTGGTAATATCATCATTCATACCTTGAATAGAAACATATAGGCGTTTAATATTCTGGTTGTTATTGTTAATCAATGATTGTTTTTCTCTGATTACATCAATAAGTCCAGTCTGTATTTTAATTATATTCTGGACAGATTCTATTTCAACATCAACCTTTTTAATTCCAGACTGTAGGTTCTTTGCCTTTGACCGAGCATTTGTAAGTTTTTCTTCTCTTACATTTTCAGCAATAGGTTGGTCACAAGTAGGACACTCTGTATTATCTTCATAAAACTTAGCATCTTTAACAACTGATTTAATAGAAGTATTAAATTCTGTTTTATATTGAGAAAGTGATTGAAGCTTTTCTGTAGCTTTCTGGTATGCCTGTTCTGTTTTACTACTTTCTTTCTCAATAAAATCTGATGCAATAGTATTGGCTTCTTGTAGAAATAATACCTCTGTTTCTGTCTCTTTTATTTGATTTTTCTTGAGTGTAATCTCCTCATCATTAATTTGTGTAATATCTCGAATATATTTTTTCTGTGCATCTATCTTGTTTTTGGTTAGGTCAAGTTGATACGCAATGTCTTTGATATCCTCTTTCATACGAGAACTTTTTTCTTTAATGATCTTATTCATCTAAGAGAATACATTTATATCCAGAAGATCCTCGACAACTTCCCTACGATGGTTTGTTGATAGTTGCATAAAAGGAATAAAAGAGGAAGAACCTAACACAACCACTTGGTGGAAACTTTTGTGATTTAATTTAATTATATTCTGTTCAAGGATCTTCTGGTATTCTTTAGCATGAGATGACTGATTAATCATCGCACCGTTTTTCCATATTTCAAAGATATTAGGTTTAATTCCACGGACAACTTTATAGTCCACGGATCCAACCTGAAACATAATTTCTACAATACAATCTTTATTATTAATTGTATTTACGAGTTGTGGTTTATTAATGTTTCGGTGTGGTTTACCAAATAATGCATAAGACATGGCATCTAGCATAGTTGATTTACCTGACCCATTAGCACCAACAATAAGTGTTGATTTATGCTTTATTAGGTCAACTTCTGTCCATGAATTACCAGTGGACATAAAGTTTTTCCACCGAACAGTTTTAAATTTTATCACGCTACTTCCAT